GCCATCCCAACGCCCGCGGCCGGTAAGGGCACGCGCGGTAAGGCGCTCACACCCGGCGAATGGGAGCGGCGGCGCGGTCTGCGCCTTCGCTTTGTCTATCGACGCCGTGGTCCGAGCCTTTTAGTGGCGGATGGGCGGCTGAACAGTCGCGGGCTGGGCGTGGCCTCTAGATCTAAGACTGGGCGTGGGCGAAGCACGGTGCCGATCTTTCTGCTGGTGCCGCAGGTGAAACTCGCCAAACGGCTCAATCTGGCGCGGGATGCTAAGCGCGCGGAGGCAGCGGTACCGGGGTTGATCGTGGCGAATTGGTTCTCAGAGAGGGTTTGAACGCCAATGTCAGCCAAGCGTCGCCCTGATATCTGCCATCGAAATATAAACACGCTGCGGATTATCGGGATCACCCAATGGTATAAAGCCAAGCCCTTTATAGAAGCGCCAGCGTTGCTCAAACTGGTTGTCCTTTAGAACATCGAGGACAACGGCAGCCGCCCCCATCTGATCCGCGATGACAAGGCAACGCGTCATCGCATCAATGAGAAGCGCTGTGCCAAGGCCCTGGCCCTGCATGTCTTTGCGCACCGCAACTGCACGGATATAGATTACGGGGATGTCCGGCACGCCGGCACGTTGCCATTTCCCCGGGCCAAGATTGGCACGAACGGCCAGTGCGCCAAGAGTATAAAATCCCAGAACGTCTGGGGCGTCTTCAGCCGTGGCCATCCAAGCAGCGACCATCCCAGTTTTGATCTGATCCGAGAGCGAGGACTTTAGGAAATTATCGATCGGGCCAAAGCCACAAGAAAAGGCGCTGCGGTCATGCAGCGCCTTGTCAAACTTTCCGATCACCAAGGCGGGTTGATCCACCGGTGCTTTACTTGGCATCCGTCAGACGACCTTTGCTGGCGGCGGAAGCGCGCGCAAGCCCTGTCACGACTTTGCCTGGCGCCTCGATCGCGCTGCGAAATGCCTCAAATGCCTCGATGGGCAGGACTGAAAGCGACAAACGCTGTTCGACCTCCTGCGCACGTAAGAGCGCAGCCTGACGAATGAAATCGGCTTCCTGCAAACCGGTTGCTGCGGCGGCGGCCCGGATGCGTTGTTCATCAGCGCGATGCAGGCGCAATTCCTTGCGCGCCTCCATCTTGCCAGAAGTCGGTGTGATGCTCTCAGTAGCAAACATGAGGGAACTCCTTTTTTCAAAACGTACGGTATAAAGCCGTACATGTCAAGAAATGACCTAATGGCGAAGATCTAGATGCCTACCACCCGCGAGACCATCCTCACCGCTTTGGCAGACCTCTTGCGCACGATCCCACATGTGCCGGTTCAACGCGGTGAAGTTTTGCCGGAACGCATCCCTCCCGCAGGTCTCATGATCCTGCGCGACGGCAGCCCAGGCGAGCCTGCTGTGACACTGTCGCCGCTGACGTATCACTATCAGCACAGAGCCGAACTCGAGGTCATCGTACAATCTTCAAGAGACCGCGACGGTTTGTTTGACGCACTTACGGCTCGCATCGGCGCTGTCATTGCCGCCGACCGGACATTGCGGGGGTTATGCGATTGGGTCGAGGCAGAGGCCCCTGAACCTGTCGATCTTCCAGTCGAGGGTGCGGCCAGTATAAAAGCTGCCATCTTGCCCGTGCTATTGCACTATGGGACGAACGATCCTTTGGCTTAAAGCTTGAACTTTCCTGCATCCACCCGGCTGTATGCGCCCTCGACTTGGGCCCCGGAGGCGATGTCGAGGCGATCGTAGGCCACACTGGCCATTACGCGCGCACCAGTTTTGATACTGACATGCATTGCGGTCACATCACCTTCTAGCTTGCCTTCAATGGTCAGCTGGCGGGCACGAACGCTACCCTTGACCCGAGCCGTAGGTGTCAAAACCACTGCATCAGCGGTGAGATCACCGGTCAGCTGACCGCCAAACTCTAGAATGCCTTCGCAGGTAATATTGCCTTCAATCCTCAGATCATCTGCAAAGGTGGAGCGCTTGCGCTCTGTCTGGCTTGGCGCGCTTGGGCTCGATGATGTTTTGTAATCGGCCATGAGGGCACTCCTTCGTTGAAACGTGGGGGCAGCTAGGGGCCCACCAACGCCGGCGTCAAGCCAGGCCCGTTTAATCTTTCGAAGCTGAGGAGAAATTACCATGGCACGAGCCCAAGGGGCGCGGGCGCAGATGGCGCTGGCGTTTGAGACGACTTATGGCACGCCGCCTGCGAGCAGTTATACAAAAATGCCGTTTGCCAGCACGACGCTGGGGGCAGAGCAACCACTACAGACCTCAGAACTCTTGGGCTACGGCCGAGATCCACAAGCCCCGATCAAGGATGCTGTGACGGCGGATGGCGATGTGGTCATCCCGATTGATGCCGAGGCCTTTGGCTTTTGGCTGAAGGCCGCTTTTGGCACACCCACCACAACGGGTGCCGATGCCCCCTACACACACGAGTTCCGCTCTGGAAACTGGGCGCTGCCGTCGTTCTCGGTCGAAACCGGGATGCCAGAGGTGCCGCGCTATGCAATGTATTCCGGGTGCATGGTCGACAGCCTGAACTGGCAGATGGCGCGCTCTGGGCTGCTGACGGCCACGGCCAGCATCGTGGCACAGGGCGAGGCAATAGCCACGGCCAGCGCGGTTGGGACGCCTGCAAGCATTGCCTTGAAACGCTTCGGACACTTCAATGGGGCGATTACGCGCAATGGGGCTAACATCGGGAACGTTGTCTCTGCCGATCTGACCTATGCCAACAATCTCGACCGCATCGAGACGATCCGGGCAGATGGGAAGATCGACGGCGCGGACCCGTCCATTGCAGCACTGACTGGCAACGTGGTTGTTCGCTTTGGGGATCAGACGCTGGTGAACCAAGCCATCAACGGCGAGGCCTGCGAGTTGGAGTTTTCATACACGCTCACCACGGGCGCTAGGCTGACGCTGACAGCCCACGCCGTCTACCTGCCACGCCCGCGGATCGAGATCTCAGGCCCACAAGGTGTGCAGGCCACCTTCGATTGGCAGGCCGCCAGCGATCCGGTCGTGGGTCGGATGTGTACCGTCACGCTTACCAATGACCGCGAGGATTACTGATGCTGCGATTAAATCTGTCCACGGAACCGCGCTGGCTGGACCTCGGCCATGGCGTGCGGCTGTTCGTTGAGCCGCTGACCACCGCCATCATGTTGGCGGCGCGCAGCGATCCAGCGATCGTCGCCGCCGCAACTGATGCTGAAGGCACTGACTCCAACGACGATCTCGCACGCATCGTGGCAAAGGCCGTCGCGCGCATCGTTGTAAAAGACTGGGACGGCGTCGGCGATGAGAAAGGCGAGCCAATGGTTATCTCACCAGACGGCATAGACGCCCTGCTGGAGCTATGGCCAATCTTTGAGGCGTTTCAGACCAAGTACATCGCGGGCGCGCTGATCCTGGACGCGGAAAAAAACGCCTGACCGCTCTCGCCGACTGGGAGTTCGGCGGGGGCGGTGACTATTGCGCAGCATGCTCCTACGCGGAGAGCGCCCATGTTTGCTCGGAATGCCCACGCAGCCTTCATGCACCACAGACCCTCGAGGGCTGGCAGGTCTGGGATCTGGTTCAACGCCTTAGCGGACAGGTGCGTGTCGCCGGCGGCATGAGTGGCGGTGCTGTCCTCGGTTGGGACATGGGCGCGGCAATACAATTGGGCGCAGCCCTTGGGCTCTCGCCCCTCATCATCGCAGAACTATTGCCACCCATTGAGGCGGTGATGGTGCGCAAGACAAACGAAGAGATCGAACACCGTCATGGCTGAAAAACGCGTTTCTGTCCGCCTGTCCGCGACCGGCGGTCAGCAAGTGCGCGCCGAGTTGGAAGGCGTCGGTGTCGCCGGGTCTCGTGGCATGGGACGTCTGAGCCATGAGCTGGATCAGGCTAATGCGCGCATGGCAGCCTTCGCGCGCCGGACCCGGATTGCGGCGACTGCTGCCGCCACGGCGCTTGCTGCTGCCGTCGTCGCGATGACCCACTCGACCGTTGCCGCCGCCAACGAGATCAGCCAGCTCTCCCAAGTGGCCAATGCCAACCCCGAGGTCTTCCAGCGCTGGTCGGCGGCCTCGGCCACGGTGGGGATCGAGCAAGAGAAGCTGGCCGATATCCTGAAAGACGTGAACGACCGCGTCGGGGATTTCCTGCAGACGGGCGGCGGTCCGATGGCGGACTTTTTTGAAAACATCGCGCCACGTGTGGGTGTGACGGCTGATCAGTTTGCGCGTCTCTCGGGGCCGGAAGCGCTGCAGCTCTATGTCGACAGCCTCGAGCGCGCGAGCGTTAGCCAACAGGAGATGACCTTCTATCTCGAGGCCATGGCCTCGGATGCGACCCGGCTCATTCCGCTGCTGCAAAACGGTGGTGCAGAGATGACGCGGCTTGGCGCACAGGCGGAGGCGCTTGGCGCTGTCCTCGATGCGGATGCCATCGCCGCCATGCGCCGATCGGAACTGGCACTCGTGAGCATCGGCCAGGTCTTCACCGGGGTGCGCAACCGGATTGCTGTCGCACTGGCGCCCACGCTAGAGGCTGCGGCCAATGCCTTCGTGGCGCTAGCCTCCTCGACCCGCCCGATCAGTCGGGCCTTTGATGCTGCGCTGGCGAACCTTGACCGGCTGGCCATCTACGCCGGGACCTTTGCCACCTTCCTCGCCGGCCGCTGGGTAGCTGCCATGGCGGTAGCCGCTCTCTCTGTTCGTGGGCTCGCTACCACGCTCGTCGTCTTGAAAGGCGCGCTCATCCGCACCGGCATTGGCGCGTTGATCGTAGGCGCAGGCGAGTTGGTCTACTGGTTCACCCGGTTGGCCTCCAGCGCGGGCGGCTTCGGTGAGGCCATGGGCCTCTTGAAAGACGTCGCGGTCGAGGTCTGGGACCGGATCAAGATGGGGGTATCAAGCGCTGGGGCTGCGGCCACCGCCATGTTCTACGATCTGAAGGCCGATGCTGCGACTGGTATGTCCGGCGCCATCGAGAGTGTCGTGGCTTTTGGCAACACCACCGCCAACACCTTCGAGGGCGCGCTTCTTGCCGTGCGCGAGATCTGGGCGCGCTTGCCGGATGTGATCGGTGATCTGGTCTTCTCGGCGGCCAACCGCATGCTCGATGGGATCGAGGTGATGCTGAACGGCGCGATCGTCCGAATTGATGCCTTTACGGGGCGCATTCGCGATGCACTGGCGGCGGTCGGGATCGAGACCACTTTTGGTCAGATCGGCGAAATCAATCTCGGTGACATCCCCAACCCCTTCACAGGCGCCTCTGCAGATGCGGGGAGCGCGGCGGCAGAGGCGTTTCGGCGGGCGTTTGAAGATAATCCCCTTACGGCGCCTGACCTTGGACTTGGTGGCATTGCCGCCGAGGCGCTGGCCACCGCAAACACCTATCGACAAGCAGCCATCGATCTTGCGGGTGGCGCGACGGCGCCACTCACCTCCTGGGGTGCGCTTCGCGACGCCGTTGCGGGCACCGGTGAAGAAGGCGCGGCGGCGCTGGATGAGGCGACTGTCTCTGCAAATCGGCTGTCGGCTGCCATGGGCCGAGCTGGTGGTACGGCCGGGAGCGCTGGCGACCGGATCGCCACCGGTTGGCGTGCAATCTCAGAATCTCTTCAAGCCTACGCCACCGACGCGCTGAATTGGGGCAAAGGCCTCGGGGAAACCCTGACCGCAGCCTTCAGCAGCGCGGAAAGTGCGTTCCGGAGCTTCGTCGAGACCGGCAAGTTCGACTTCAAGGGCCTCGTGCGCTCGATCCTTGCGGACTTGGCTGTACTGTCGTTCAAGCGCGCGGTGCTCGGGCCCATCGCTTCTGCGCTCGCAGGCATCTTTGGCGGCGGGTCCGTCGCAGCGGCCGTCTCGCATGCGGGCGGCATCGTAGGGTTATCGGGACACACTCGCTCGGTGCCTGCGATGGCCTTCGCAGCGGCGCCCCGCATGCACTCTGGCGGTTGGGCGGGTCTCCGCCCCGACGAGGTCCCAACAATCCTGCAGCGTGGGGAACGAGTGCTTAACCGGCGCGAGGCCGCAGACTATGGCCGGGGCGGCAGCGCTGGCGCGGGCATCACCGTGAACATCGACGCGCGCCTTCGCGCTGCGATCCCGGAGATCGCCCGTATCGCCAAGGAGAGCGTAGCCGATGGGCGGCGCCGGGGTCAGGTGATCTGAGATGGCGATTCCTGTCTTGCCGCTGACGCTCGTGTCCTCGCTCGAGCGGCGGCTGGTTACGTCTGTGGCGGAGGCGCGCTCGCCCTTTACCGGCACGTCCCAGATCCAGGACTGGGGTGCCTCTTGGTGGGAATACCAGATTGAGATGGCGGTGACCCAAGGGGCCAAGGCCCGGCGGCTCTCCGCCTTCTTCACCGCGCTTGGTGGATTGCGGGGCCGTTTCCTCTTCCCCGATCCGTCGATCGAGGTG